ATCGGTTATATTGACTTCCCAATACCACTTACCAGTTGATACGCCTATAGTTGAAGTAGCAGATTTATATGCACTTGCAGCATTAACAGCTCTGGTTGCCCCTTCGCTTATTGTTAACTCATCATAAGTGCCGTATGACTGAAAAATTGGATTAAGCGTACAAAAGCTGTTGGTTGGCGAATCCTGAGCTTGGTCGGCTGCTGTGATGTTGTTTAAACTATTTGCATCATGTCCTTCGCCACTTGTATCTGTTCCTAATGCTGAAGAATCTTTAAACTCATATTTAAAACCCTGCGTTCCAAAACCACTACCTGTATATTTTTTTGGAATCCATATACCACTATCTTCATCAAACTCACCAAAAGCATCTGCATCTTCAGCAGTTCCATTTAGATAATAAACATCAGACATATACCCACTAAAACCTTCACTACCAGCAAAAAAATCACCTAAACGCAACCATCTTTCACTACCATCTGAACCAGCATACCCAAGACCAAACTCATCATTTTGAGACATATTGGTATAGGTAGTATTGCTAAAACTAGTTACTCTTACACCATTGATATAAATTTTTACTCTGTCTGATGCTGTACCTTGTGTTGTATCTAAAGCTATTACTATGTGATAAAACGCTGAAGTGTCTCTAAAAACTTGGTCTGTATCTGCATAACGAGAATTACTGCCATCATATAAGACTACTCTTAATTTATCATTATCCATAAATTGTATGTTGGTATATCCAGAACCAAACACACACGAGTAGTCTTGACCTAATTGAGTTCTTTTAAGCCAAGCACTAAAAGTCCAAGTTTTTTTATTTCCTACTGCTTGGTTTGATGTAATTATTTGTTCGCCATTAGCTCTTTCAAATTTCAAAGAGTTATCAATCTCATAAGACCCAGTAGATATGCTTCCTCTATTTGCTGTACGCTGTAGCGTTTCCATATTATGTTTGTGCTAGGTTTTGAACTCTGCCTATCTCTTGCCATACAGAGCCGTTATATCTGAATGAGAAGATGTCTGTTTTGTTTGCAGTTGCTGTAACTGTTGGTGCTGTACTTGCAGCGAATTCAAAGACTGTGTTCCAAGCTATCGTTCTTGGTGTACCACCTTGTGCTAGTTCTACTGAAATAATTGCACCTTCTACAGCATTACTTGGTGCTGAAAAAGTCGTGTTTTCTGTGGTTACATGATACGCATTTGCTGCTGCTGTTGAATCCCAAGCTACTGCGTTACTTGAAGATGTTAGTGCTACTTGTGTTATTCTAGCCGATGTTCCTGCTACTACGGAACTATTAAATGTAGCCTTACCTGCATCGGACATATCAAGTCTAAAAGCTGTTATCAAACTACCACCATCATTACCATTAATTCGTATGTGTGCATCTTGTGTAAGATTTTCAAGATCAAAAGTTCCACCTGAAGCTTTTATCTGCGGTGATGAATCTAATAGAAAATCAAAACGACTAGTTCCACCATCTTTAAAAGTAATATTAGAGCCATCAGCATCAAGAATGATATCCCCTGCTACATCTAGTGTTAAGTCTCCAGATGATTGGTCAATTTGACCTGCATCTATTGTAATAGTATCTACCACTACTCCTGCATTGGCTGTTACAACTCCTGTTACACCAAGCGTTCCGCCAACTGTTACATTGCCAAAACTTACTGCTGGGCCACCTGTTGCAAAAATTGCATCCAAGGTATCTAAGTCAGTGTTTAATTTTCCACCCCAGGTATCGGTGGATGCACCGACTTCAGGTTTTGTTAAGTTTAAATTCGTTGTAAATGTATCTGCCATATTGTTATGCCGCTTGTTCTTTTGTTAATTGAGTCCATGTAGTATCGGGATTCGTTATCACTTCCCATTTTAAGCCACCATCAGCAGAAAATCCACTTGTTTGTGATATGGTGGCAGATCCTCGATCTAACTGCCTTCCAATGGCTATAAGATCTGAAACTGCTGTAATTGTAGAAGATGCCGCTATGGTATATCTACCAGTAGCAGTCATGTCTGATGTTGCTGGGCCAATTACTACGCCCTTGTCTATTTGAGTTCCTGTGGCTGTCATGCCAGAGGATGCAGAGATTGTGGCTGATCCTAAATCAACCTGGATGCCAACAGCAGTCATACTGCTGGTTTGTGCAATTGTTGCTGATCCTTTGTCTACCTGAATTCCTGTTGCGGACATTCCAGATGTTTGGGCAATGACTGCTTCTCCACGATCAAGCTGCCTACCAATGGCAGATGCACTTGATGTTTGTGCAATTGTTGCGGATGCTTCCTGGTACTGCGGAGTGCCATAAGCGGCAATTCCGAAGTTGTATGAGCCATAGCCTACTGAGGCCATGGTATTAAGCTAATGTGATGTCTATATCACCAGCATCAAATCTAAATACATCGCCTGTGCTTACAACTTTTGAAGCTGTTAAATTTGCGTATGCAAGTAAATTGCCACCAGATGATGCATCTAAAATACCAACTGCAACCACAGTTCCATAATTTGCTGTAGCTGTTGGATATTCAACTGCCGCAGCACTTGTTGCTGTAGTAGGGTTTGTTCCTGAAACAGTAAAAGTAGAGGTTTGTCTTGCATAAGCTCCACCTGTTACTTCAGTACCACCGCCAGTATCAGTAGGTGCTACTGTATACAAAGCAACGTGTTTTGTTGGTGCTGTATAAGCCACTCCACCAAATACATGGTCAAGTACCTTGTCTTCTAAATAATCACTAAATCCAGCCATTTCATATACTCCTAGTTATTACCAAAATAATAATTGTTTTTGCGTTGTTTGCCGTATGTTCTTCTTCTTTGCATTAAAGAACCTTTGCCAAACTCGGCTTTTTCTTGCTCTAGTCTCATTTCTTCCAGAGCCTTCTCGAACTGTGCTGTAAATAATGGCACTCGTTCGTCTTCCATTAAATAGATTGAAGCGTGTTTTAGTGATCCGTAAAGGTAAGCATCTGGATATCCTGTGGATAAAAAGTTGCTAGTATTAGAATCGCTCAATGAGTCAATCTTTCCGTAGTAGGTTAATTGTACTGTATAACTTCCGTCTGGGGTAGGTGCAAATTCAATTGAATCATCAACCATTGCAAAATAAATAGGTTGCCCTGTTATGTTGTCATTAGACTTTCTGTACACATCCATGGACTCAATAGACTGTTGAAATAGTGGTGAAAAATTATCGCCATCAATTTGTAGGTTAATTGCTTCTACCCAATCAGTTGGTACTGCAAGATATTGTGTTGCTAGTGTTGCAGTAGCACGTTTAATCATGCCTTTAACTCTTAGTCTGCGGTTAAATTCTGCTTCTGTGCTATCAATAAATGTATCAATCACATCTGTTAAATCTGAACGATTCAGATAACTTGCGATATTAGATTTTAATTCTGCGTATGTCATAGTTTACCTTGCCATGTTCTAAAAACTTTATTGTCTGAATTGTTTAACCATCTTCTCCATTGTGACATATCATTGGCCCATCCTTCACGACAAGCTCTTTGATATACGATCAATGGTACTTCTGCCACATGGCGAATGTCTTTTCCAGGCTTATTGTCTGCAAGAATTTTGCAATGCTCTATTATAGGATTTAGATCCTGAGTTGTGTGATAGATATCTTTATTATCTTCAGTAATAAACTCATTGGTAAACCCAATCTTATGATCAATAACAGTTCTTTTAGCCATGCAAGAATTTTAACACAAAAAAAAGGGATGCCGAAACATCCCTTTAAGGTTATTAACCGAGAACTTAACTTACGTTAAGGTCAGCAACTAAACCATGAGCAGCTTCGTTGGATACTTCTAATCCATACTCAACTACGATCATTTTAGTGACTGCGTCACCGATTGTTGCAATGTCAACTGTTTTGAAATCACGCAAGTAAGATACTTTTGCCATTTCAGGATCAACCAACAATAAAGATCTTTCTCTTGATCTGTTTGATGGAACTATTTTTAGCTCACCAAAGTCAGAAGAGTAGATAGATACTGATGCTTCAACAGTATTAGCGTCAATCATTTGTCTTGCTTGAGATCTACCTGTGAAACCAGAGATAACTTGTTTGTTATGTGGCCCACAAATTGCTAATGATGGTTCACCACCACTTTCAAAGCAATCTTGTAGTACAGACTTCAATAAAGGTTCTGTAAGATCCCTTTGAGTTCCGTCTGTTGGAGCTGTTCCACCGCCAGTAGGAGTTGATCCTGCTGCGTTGTTAACATTAGATTTCATCCAAGATTCAAAAGCACCAGTCTTACGAGCAGTTGTCGCATTACCAGTAGTTTTTCCATTCTTTTGACAAAGAGCTTCTTCCATATCTCTCTTAAGAGCTTTAGACATGATAGCTAGTTGGTGAGCCATTTCTGATCTCTTACCAGCAGGGTCTGAAGACTCTTGTGAGCCTGATACAGTTGCATCTCTTTTTGAGATCATAGCAACATTGCTAACACGACTTGTGCCAACAGCAGCAGATCTTGAAAGTTCAAAACCTTCTAATTCACCAGTTGAAACTGGAGATGCTAGATCTTCTGTTTGCCAATCAAAGACAACATTCCTAATACTTCTTTTTCCAATTGAAGACATAAACGGAGTTTGCATTGGAGAGATGTTGTAAATGATATTACTTAAATCTTCTCTGTCTGAACTCGCACTGTATGTATCAAATGCGTTTGTTACTTTAGCCATTATATTTACCTATAAAATTATTTTAAAAATTGTTCAAAAACTTTAGCAGCATCCTGTACTTTTCCAGTTTTTGCTAAAACCTGTTTTGCTCTTTTCGCTGGTGCTACTGATTTTTTTCTAGTAGTCGTTCCAGGTCGGGCCACTCTTGCAGGTGCTTTCTGTGTCGGTCTTTTCTTCGTGGCTTCAACTGTTTTAGAGTTTAACCAAGCGTTTCTTAAACCAAGCAAAGCACGATAGTCATAGATTGCGTCCATTTCTTGAGGTGCATACCCCAAAACATTAATGCCATAGTCTCGGATTGCTAGTTTCTCTTTTTGAGCAACTTCTGCATTTTTCCATTCCGGTACGATCTCAAGGAGTTTTTGCTGACCTTCTTGCACAAATTGTACAAGTTGTTCTTGCTGTTTGACTTGATTCTCTTGTTCGAGTCTCTGTCTTTCAGCTTGAGCAGCATTTAACTTTTCCTTCTTCTCATTCCAGATTTGTTGTTCTCTGACATAAGCAACTGGATCTTCATCTACTAAAGTCTTCCAATCCGGTTCATCTACCAATTCGCCCTTTAATTGAGCTTCCATCTTTGGTAGCAACTGTGCGTAAATCGCATCTCTTTGAGAAAGCTCTTCAGCTTGTTGCTCAATCGTTTTTCTTTGATTGGCAAGTTCTTGCGTCTTTCTCGTATAATCTTGTTGGCGTGAATAACCATTAATGAGTTCATCCTGCGTGACCTCTATCTCTGAGCCATCAACTGTGACTCTGTAGACGGGTTGCTCTTCTAACTCTTCAACTTCCGTTTCTTCTTCACCATCTTCTTCGTCATCGTATTCGAGTTCTTCCTCATCGACAAGCTCTTCGTCTTGCTCTTCAAAGTCTTCAACTTCTGGTTCAATGACCTCTTCAACTTCCTCTATGACTGCTTCTTCTTGCGTGTCCTCTTCAGGGGCCAAGAAACTTTCAAACGCTGAGGTGGTTGATTCACCATCTGTTTGTAAAGCAGTCGGTTTTCCGTTATTGCTCATATAAATACTCCTATTTTGTATTTAGGGATATTTTAAACCAATAATGTAGAAAAGGGAAAGTTTTAGGCTATGTTGCGAATTTTGTTGATATTGGCTTTTGTAAGTTTTCCTTTTTCAGCCATGATGCGTAGGTGTCTTTCTACTTCAGGAAGAAGTAATAAGGATCTGTGGAAGTCTTCTCTAACCGCAACATCATCGATGCCACGAGAGTTTAACCAGTAAGTTATATATTCGTTTTTAAGATTTTCTATTGCTTCTTTAAAGACATCAGAATTTAAAATTCTTTCGGCTTCTGCTGCTTTAACTACTTCTTCGTGTGTGATTGACATTTATACTAAGTTAAATAAACCTGTTTGTGGTAGCTGTCTTGTTCTACCCCTGCTAATAGGAGAAACTATTTCTTCTACCCTAGGTTGTATAAAAGACGATGCTGGGGGTACGTATGTTGTTTGCGGTATCTGAGGCATAACTGGCATATTTGGTAACCCAGTAAAGTTCATTGGTATGTTTGATAAACCAGGTATGTTTGATAGGTCGGGTATGTTTTCAAAAACAGATTGAGGCAATTTTTCTACTGTAGATGGTTTAGGAGCAACAGGCATAACCCGATCAAAAACAGATGGCAATGTTTTTTGTGGTTGCATTTGCTCAAGATCAACAATTGGATCTTTTAATATATCGCTAAATACACTTACTGTTTCTGGAATGTTTATTTTTTCTATATCTATTTTTGCAACTTCTTCCATATCAATCTTGTCAGCAATCTCTTCAAAGTTAAGTAAGTTTTGATCTACTTTAAAAAAATCTGTTACAGACCCAGGTTCACGAGCAACTTCTTCTGTAACTGGTGGCAAACCGCTAAAATCTAAATCTTTTAAAAAGTCTGGTATTCCTGGAAAGGATGTTTGTCCTGGAACAAAAGGAGTTGGCATTGGTGTTCCAACGGGTGCATAAGGCATTGTTTCATAAGATGCCTCTAATGGAGTTCCTTGGGTTGGTGCTGAAGGCATTACAGGAACAGGGCCTTCACCAACGAATCTTGGTGTTAAGTCTTCTTGCGTATAACCCATTGGTCTGTCAGGAGAGAAGCTCATACCAGGTGCAACTACATCTTCAAATGGCATACCACCTGCTAATGTTCGTGCGTATTCGTATCCGGATGAATAGGTTGGATCTTGGTATGGAATTTTATAGCTTCCATAAGAAAAGTCTGGAGTGTAGTATCCGTATGTTCCGTCAGGTGCTTGTTGACCAGCAAGGTTAAGTCCGCCACTACGAATCATATTTCTCAGTTCTTCTAGTTCTACTTCAGTTGCCATATTAATTTGTAATTAGTTTATCTATTTTAGCATCAAGTTTGTCTATTTTGTCCATTAATCTTGAATATTCAACATTGTGCGCTTGTCTGGTCACATAGTCTCTAGCTATTTCTTCTCTTGTTTTGTTAACAAGTATGTCAATTCTTTTTGATTCATTCTCATTTTTGCGTATGGAATAAAAGAGTGGTGCGATGACCAAAGTTACAAAGATATTCCAAACCACATAGAATGAAAGTTCCATTAGAAATCAATAGCTCCAGATATGAGGCCTTGGATAATCATGCGTAGCTTTTGCGATATCGAGGTGTATGAATCTTCCATTGCCTTTTTGATTAACTCCTAATCCTGTAAATCCATAACCTTCGGCTGCGGATACTATTTGTAATGCTTGTTTGTGACTACAGGCTATATCAACCGCAATCCCTAAGTTGTGAGTACCTGGTTTACTTTTCTTTTTTTCTACTGGATGTTCTGAACATCGATAACCAGAAGAAACAATAAATGGAAAGCCTAAGTCCTCTCTAAGCGATTGTAACTTATCTACTAGCTCATGTTCAATCCTATTTTCACCACAATGCTTACAATTAAACTCGTCTAACCTAAAGTTCTTCCATTCGCTCATTTGGTTAAGCCTTTAGACTTTTCATAACTTCTTAACCCACCAAGACCTAACATACCGCCTAAGACATACAGCAATGCACCCATGTCAAATACTGGTAGTTCGTATTGCATATTATTAAGAGATAAAAAAAATAAAATAATTGGTTGTAATACAAAATGATACCCAAGAGCTATAGCACAAATCCATCCGCAACAAGGCCTCCAACCAGCAACAAAAATAGATCTATGACCAGCCTCAACTTTATTAACTTCTATTTGTGAGGTATTTGCTTTTTGTATCTCAAGCTCAATCTCATGATTTAATTTTTGTTTTAAATCTTTATCAACAATAAATTTATCTAAAATATTGCTTACTGGATCAATCAGTTTATCAATCATTTTCTTGGTGTGCCGCCAACATACAAACCAAACCATGCAGCACCTGCACCAACAATAATAGAAACAAATGCTGATTGTGCGTTTGTTGGATCAGGTAAGGTCATAAACCATTGGGTGGTTTGATAGAAAGCATACCCATATAAAGTAATAAGCAATCTAGGAAAGACTCGCCACTTATCAAAACCCTCGGCTAAGTTGTACCAAGTTTTATTCTGATGTTGATGTATCTCTATCTTTGTTTCTTGTTCCATCTTGATCCTCATGCAGTTTAATAAAATACTCAGCATCCACTAATGCCAGTGGTTTGCTTTTATTTCTCTTTATTATAACCAAAGGCTCATAATCTTTACAGTTTGTTTGACATTGCTCCATAGCCTTCCACACATTAACTGCTTCTTGGTTTTTGCACTCAATAGAGTAAGGGAATTGTTTGCGGGATTGAACACCCATAATGACATCTTCACCAGAAGATCCCATAGGTCTTGATTCTAAATCTTCAGGATCAAAACCAAGTAAAGCAACGAGTTTCTCAACAACCCATTGCTGGAGTTTACGACCCTTGGCTTTTGCCGAGGATGGTCGCACTTACTTTTTCTTATAAGAAACTTTTTTACCGCTTTTCTTGGCGGCAGCTTTAGCTTTTTTCATTCCAGCTGTTGTATAGCTGAATGTTTTTTTTCCTACTTTTGGCATAATTTACTCCGTTATTTTTTCTTTTTCTTTTTAGGAAAACCAGCTTTCATAGCTGCAAATGCTTTTGATGTAATTGTAGATTTGCTTTTGCTCCTACTTGTTCCAGCTTTTTTCCGTTTGTTCATATTATCATATAGCGACATATTATCTCCTTACCATTGTTTGCAAGACCAATATCTTGCGGTTAATTTACTAGGCGGATGAGTGTCACATCTATGCCTAGCACGAAAAGATTTTCTTCTAGCTGGATTGCTTTTTTTGATTGTCATGTTGGGATCACCAAAGCGAATAAGTTTTATTGTATCTCCGACCTTGGCCAAGACTGCAAATTTTTTTCTTTTACCAGGCGTTCTTTTAGGTTTGTTATAACCACCAAATCTTTCGCTCCTGTATGTAATTGCCATTAGTGTAAAGTTTTCTCCTCACAACTTAAAACTTCTGAATTTTCGGTAACTTCACCATTAGAAATAATACCAAGGATGCGAACTGCATCTTCTTGGCTTTTAGCTCTGATTTCAGAGCCGACATAAACTAGATCGTCAACCAACACTTCTAAATTATATAGCTTGATTGCCATTGCCAGTAAATAGTCCTTGAGCTTGATCTTTTTGAGTTTGCCTGATATTTTCACGATCTCTTTCCATAATAGCATTAATCTCTGCGATGTTTACTTGTGCTCCGTACTTAGCGGTTAATTCTGCGGCTTTAAGTCTAATGTTTGCTTCAGCCTCATCTCTATTTCTATCATCATCCATGATAATTTTCATTCGAGCTGTCTCTGCATCTATGATAGCTTTTTGTGCCTGGTTCTGTGCTTTCATTGCCTCTGCTTGTGCCAACATAGTAGCCGCATCAGGTTGTTGTGATTCAGGCGGTGCTGGTGGCATAGGCGGAACTTGAGTGTTAATAAATGCGTTTGCATCTTTAAATCCGGCTAACTCGATCATGCGAGTAAGCGTGTTGGAGTATTGCTGTAAAGATACCAATGGATTTTGTGGGCCAAGCGTTTGTAATATTTGCTCTTGTTTTTGTGCCATCTGTGTAAGTATGCCGAACTTCTCTTGATCAGAAGACTTGGAGATAGCAACATTAACAACCATGTCTTTGTCTGATTCCCAGTACCTAGGATCTACCGGAATAAATTTACCTTCTAACCTAAACACATCTTGTGCGTTTTGATGCTTGATGATGAGGTTGTTGGTTAGTTTATACATTTGTTTTAATCCGCCTTCTGCGAAATGTCTGCAAATAATTTCTATTCGGCCCTGTGCTCCTGACATGGTAGCGGATACTGCTGCACTGGTGCTTGATTGCAATGCGTCTGCATTTAAACCGGCAGAGGCTTTTGACACGCCAGTCCTATTCTCTTTTGCTTCATCTAAGTATCCAAGAACAGGGAAAGCCTCTTTACCAGCAAAGGGTACTGTAAAAGGCTGAACCATCCCAGGGGCACGAACTCGAATTGGCTGTCCAATATCAGTATTGAGTACATCGTCAATATTGACTTGACCTTCAACAACAGCCATCCGAGGAAAGATTGAGTGACCTAAAGAATCAAGGGTGTCTCGCATAATCTGAGACTTAGCCGCTTGGATAGGCTTTAGGTAATCCGCAGGGCATGAGCCAATTGCGGTGTGTGGTTCAGGATCAGGGCAGAACATAGTAATAGGAAGATCATCCCATTGCTCTACATTCAACACATTTACGCCTTCACCAGCAGTACAAACTCTAATTCTTTCGTCTATGCCATCGCCATCGAAGTCATAAAAAAGATAATGTTCAACATATAAAACTTCTTTTGCACCAGTATCACTTCTATCTGGATAAACCATGTTGTCAAATGGGTTTCTTGCCTCAACCTCTTCAAATGCTTCAGGGTCAACTGCACTTGAGCTTTGGGTTGCGTATTGTTCTACTTCTTCTTGGTCATATCCCATAGCAACCAAATCAGAAACAGATTTAATCATGCGGTGAGCCACATAAGATGCGGAATCTAAATCTCTTGCGTTGCGTGAGATTAATACTTCTTCGGGTGGAATAGACTCAATGCAGACTTGATCCTTAGATTTTATTCTGCGAATGGTTAGATCATACTTAACTGGAATCTCTTGTGTAATTTCTTCTCCAGACAACGGATCCATTTGTATAATGGTTTCCATGGTGGCAGATTCTTTAACAATCTCTACATTGGGATCAAGCGTAAGAGCTTGATAGGATTGTGGGTCTAAGTCTGTGTATTCGCTGGTTGACGCAGTAATGCTATCATCCCAAAAAACTTTTATAAAACCACTTTTTCTAACCAACGCATCTTTGAATGCGTCATATAAAACCTGGAAGCCAGGATTTTTTTCTTGAATGATGTAGTTGATATAGTTGGTTTGTTGTTCTGCAACCTGGATATCTTCCGGCCCGTGTGGAACAAACTCAACAATTTTTTTAGTACCAAAAAATGTACGCATGATAGACGGAAGCATAAATAAAATGCTATCTCTGACATCGGTTGAAACAAATTCAGATTGCATACTAGAAGTACCAGCAGGTTGTTCGCCTAAGTAGTATTCTGTGGACTCTGCTCTTTCTGCACCTACTTGATGAATGAAGTCTTTAGCATCATCCATTTCGGATTTAATAATACCCGCAAGATGCTCCATGTCAGTTTCTTCGCTGACCATATTGTTCATTTCGTTTTCGTAATCTTTAGCCATATTTATTCCTGTAATAAACCCTTTGGTGATTTTATGCTTTGATAATATTTTTCAAATTCAGGCGTTTTGTAATTTCTTGTAAACATATCAGCCTCTTCGATTGTGTTGAACTTCATTACATTTCCAATTTTTTTATTATAATTTAATGCTTCTCTTGGATCATTAAATTTACGCAACCCATTTTCGGTTTTAACTATCATAGGAAAAGCATAAGCATCTCCATTTTCATCATACTCAGCAGACATCAAATGAGTGCTAATTGAATTATCTTGATTCTTTATTACTCCATAATTTTGCGGAGACAAGATTCTATCAACAAAAGGAATATCTTTATTGGCTCCTAATAGCTGCATCAAATTTTCTATTTTATTCATTATCCCACTCGAATGATTCGAGATTTTAAAGGTTTTTTGAAATTATAACCGAAAACACTCTCGCTTCCACTAAAACTTGCGGCTGAACTTGCCATGGTTAATGCAAGTGCATCTGCTTTGTCTGGAGATTTAATGCCACGTTTACGCATTTCATCTTTTGATTCTATTTTTATTTTTCCGTTAGAGTTGTATTTGTATTGCGGAGATGCAAGTTCGGACGCCAATTCATCATCATCTGGTAAACGACAATCTCTTGCGACCAACCAGTCTTTAACTGCAAACCATAATTCCGCACGAAGGTTCAAATAATTTTTTTTGGTACTCGGTGCTTCAGCAACATTTACGCCACGCACGGGAAGGTTTTGCTCACGCAACCTATCAACCACTCCGGAACCTAAACCAATTACATCAATTAATATTTCTTGCGGTCGCTCCATAACAGTTGCATCATCGTAGCGATTTTTTACTGCTCCGCACAATTGCATTAAATCCATGGACGGGAAAGTGTTAATTTCAAAAACAGTATTTCCCTGGCGTACGCACAAAGCAGAATTATCGCCACCGAACCTTGCAACATCCAATCCCCATAAAATAGGTTCGGATGCGGTGAGAGATACATCTCTTCCCATGGCCGTGCGTACAAGTTCCATTGGTATAACAGTATCATCGTCTGCGGACGGAAACTCGCCCATAACTTCGACCTTGGCAACAGTAGAATCTTCTCCGTATTGTTCGATCATGCGTTGGAAGAGTGCTTTGTCCGTGCCTTCGACTGTGCGGGAGTCTATTTGTTCGGTCTTCCAGAATTTGCGTTTGGAGTGAAAAGAATCGTAAAAAGGGCCTGAGTTCCTGCGTGGGTTAGAGAAGGTAAACCAAAAACGATTTTTCGTGGGTTCGGAAAAGAATCCTTCCGATACGGAATATATCGGTGCTGGTATACCCGAGGCTTCGTCCATGATTAAACAAACTCCGTAGGATGAGTGAATACCAGCGAACGCATCCGGGTTTTCTTCTGACCAGAGTTGTGCTTGTGCGTAATAGTATCCGGTATCTATCTTTAAATCTTCCACTAGAGCAGTTTCAAACCATTGTGCTGGTTTAATTGAGGTTGCGGTCTTGTTATACCAGTGAGAGTTAATGGATAGCGTTAGCCATTTACCTAATTCGGCCCATGTTCTAGTTCTAAGCTGCTGTTCGGTATTGGCGGTAACAATAATGGTTGCTCCTAACCTGGTAGAAAGCATCCATAAAATAATCCAGGAGACTAATGCAGACTTACCAATGCCACGACCTGAACCAACCGCCAATCTAAACATCTCTGGTAAATCAATAACTTCATTTTTTCTAATATGGTTTCCAATATCTCGCAAAATTTTTTCTTGCCAAATACGGGGGCCAGTAAAATGTTCTAGGGGGGTATCCTTTTCACCCCAGGGAAAGACGAATTTAACAAAGTTTAACGGATCATCTTTTATGTTAAGTGACCAAATTGCGGTCATTAGTTCTTTTTCTTGTTTTATTGGATATTTCATATTCTCAAAAAATTAAAAAATTTTAGTTCAATACTTATACGTATATACACCCCCGCCACGCACGAACGGGGGGGGTCAATATTATTTTTTGCCTAGAAAATGCGAACGGGCGAACGATCACGAACGGACGGGGCCGAGCTCCTCTCAGCGTCATAGGGGAGATAAGGGAAACACTAAGAGGTGACCCCGTCCGATTGTTCGTTATGTTCGTCCTGGCCTTCCTGGGAGTTCGTACGAACGTTCGTTCGTTCCCGTGCATCCTGGAGATTTAATTGTTCGGCCGGTTCGTCCGGGCGTACGTCCAGGATCCGGGAGTTAGCGTTCGATAATATCCCGGCCAAGTCGAGATTATGATTCATTTCTTGTCGGTCTGCCCATTGATCCGGGGCGCGGTTCTTTAGGTAGAAGATCTGAGCAGTTACGTTGCCATCCCGTGCGGAAGTCATAAGAGCATTGGAGATTTTTTCTACTCCAAGAGCTGCCCCTTTTTTTATAGCTTCCTCAATATCCGCATTCTCTTTTCTACGTCTATCAATCGTTGACCAGGAAACACCGAGACACCGGGCAATCTGGCCAGATGTTAAACCCTGGGATCCGAGAGCAATTATTTTATTAAGAGTATCAGGATCATTTAATTTAATCTTTTTTCTGCCTGGTTGTTTCTTTTGCATAGCCTAGTTTAATGCAGTAATGGGGAAGATAATCATCTTTTTATTAAATATGTTGACAATGTGATATTACTTATGAGATGATCTAGGAACTCGGGGGAATACCTGGGCATTTTAAGGAGATAGATAGAATGAATAACTTGACCAACACAAATAATAGTCCTGGATTCAAGGGCGATAAATTGGACATCATAGCGTCCATATTTGAAAAGAGAAGTGGTTTAATTTTTGATGAGTGTTTAGCGGATGACGGATTCAAAAGAATTGTCATTGACTCATCAGATGAACTTGCGGAAAAAATAGCAATCAAATTGGATGTTTATATGTACGGCCTGGAAATTGTTAAATTTGGGGTGACCAAATGATAAATGCAAAACAAGATCCAAAATGTGCGGACATAGTCCAGGACAAATTTAACGACACCGAGGCCGATTATAGATCGGCCCGGGAATTCTTCGAAGATTACGACCAACAAACCGAGGGCGGTAAAATTGCCCTGGAAGTATTGGCCAAGGATCAAGGTACTTACTACCATGAATACGATGGTATGTTCGATTATATAAATCAAACCGCTTTATCCTGGGATTATGTAGATAGCGAGGGCAGAGAGGCCGGATATTATCGATTGCAATTATCTTGGGGCGGCCCGAGTGATGAGTTTCGAATCTATGTAGACCAGGACAAAGATATTGATGTTATCGAATATTGGTTCATGGATTGGTTCGATGGTGCAAGTGTCATGGTTCCTAAAGATTCCGAATCCTGGAATGTCTGCGATGAGTTCCTAGAATGTGAGAGGTGGTCTTAATGTTTTGGCTATGGAAGATAGTAGAGTTAGCCTTTATTTTATGGGTGATAGCTTTTTATTTTTTAATCGTTGATGGGGTTCTTTAGTATGTATCAAGTAATCATTGAGGACGAGAACCTTGGCACTATTACAGTAATGCGATCCGATAACCTAGGGCAATGCCTGGACAAACAAAAACGATTAATCCAGGCCGGGCATTTGGATTGCTACATTACCAGGGGGAAAGCATGACATTCGAACAAGCCAAATATAAATACAACTGTTATGCCCGGGATATCCTGGGGTTAGTTGGCGAGTTAGAAATACCAAGCCGGGATAAATCAACAATCATAAACATGGTTATAAACCTAAAAGATGATTCTGTTTATGTGCTGAGAGATCAAGACGGAAGATCAATCGCAACAATTGACATAAACACGGGAAAGGTGTTCGCGTGAAACAAGAAGAAACAACCCGTATTAATTACCGAGGCGTTCCCGTTGATATTACTATCACCTGGAATTACTTTCATTCAACAAGCGTTGACCATATCGAAATAGAAACCCTGGACGATCACCCATTGCCCATGACAGAAACCGGTTACTATTCGCACTTCTGCCACTTTGGGGAAAACTTCACCATGGCCGAGGCCGTGGAATGGTTCTACCAGGAGAACAAGAAAACAGACCGCAACACTTTCCAAGATGACTTCTTTTCTAGCGTCCCAAGTGATCCAGTTAAAGCGGAAAGCATTAAACAGGATGAAACATACCAGGAAGTAAAAACTTTTAACTCTGAGCCTCTGACAAAACCAGGGGCGAAGGCAAACCAACCATCATTATTTTAAAAAGGAGAAAAACATAATGAATATAAAAGAAAAAATGATAACCATTAAAATTTCAGAAAGAAATGCTAAATGGATTAAAAAATATTACCCAAAAGCTAAGAGAGGAGTATCTAACTTGTTTGAATATGGCGGAATAGACATACAAGAAGCACACGCAATTGCGGATATTTTATATCACACCAATGAGGCTTTTAACATAGAGGGCGATAATGAATAAAGAACTAAACCAAATAATCCAAGACCTGGCCGACCTTAGTTATATCGCCCTGGATCTAAAGGAAGATATAATTTCCGGTGAACCATCTATCGAAACCGCCCTGGAAAAGATTAACAAGATCCACCAGGTATTAATTTTTAACCAGGATAAACTTATCCAACTGACCGAGGGAAACCATGACACAGCATAAAGAAATGATTGATGAGGCAAGGATGTTACTCAGCACGAAAAAACAAAACATCCCAAGCATGACGCACGATATGAAAAAGGATTATTGGCTCTTAACCTATCCATGCGGAAAGATTGTTAAAACCTACCAGGATAAACGCAAAAACGATGTAGTCATCCAGGAGTCATATTTATGAGTAAAGACTTTAAAGATGGCGTGTCAGATGCTTTATTGCTAGGCGTATTTGATGAAAATAAAATCTCTAGTATGTATAAACAAGGCTATGACTTTGGGATGTGGCTATGGAATCAACAACAGGAGAACGAAAATGACAGTTAAAGAACTAATAAGCAAACTACAATATGCAATAGATGAGTTAGGTTTTAATCCAGACTCTCATATTCAAATAGATGTGTTTGATTCTGATGAAGATTTAATGACTTACTGGGATGTTGAGCTAGACGATACTGCAATATCAGAACCTAAATGTCTTTGTATAAATGTTTTTGAGGGGAAAGAAGATAATGCTTAATCTAATACAACGCATTAAACAATTTATGGGATTATGTCCAAACTGCAAAGGCGTTGGATCTTTACCAGACGGAGAACATTGTACCGATTGCATGGGGTCGGGCCATGATTGAGACAATCGGTTTCATTTCCGGCATCGGTTTTTTAATATGGCTGACTGCCGCACTCACTCTTTACGCGGTAGCCAAGCATTGGATGGATAGATAATCAATACCCGGGGCGAATGTTTAGGGTTTTTTTCCATTGACCTTGAACGCAACTCGCCCCACCTTTAATATTTAACTATGACATACGAAAGCAGACAAACGCTCGGCATGGACAGAGCCAACGCACGAACGGAAGAAGATCCCCACGACTGCATGACCGCCCAAGGTTACGATGAATTCCCAATCGACCAGGCCATCCTACAACAAGCCGAGAACTACAGACTAAACCCCGGGGAAATAAAATCCAAACGCTTTCCCCGTACTCTTTACCCGGCCGGGATAATGAACCGCTTTTAACGACCCCCCGACTCCGGTAACTCCTCAATCATCACGACACCCAGGCCGACCAAGAGCAAATGCTTCCGAACGCCCGGTTTCGCTTGTTTAACGATCCTTCGCTCACCTTCGACCGCAATCCATAAGATCCCGGCCGCAACCAACTCATCCACGCAACGCCCGACTGTACGTCTATTTAACCCGGTCATTTTCCCGTAATAAATATAGGCATCATGCGAACTGAAGGTATCGATCCTATGTCTTTCGCAGATCGCCCAGAGAACTAACTTCGTGGCCGGACGTAAGGATGTATCTCCCGCACGGGAACGAAACCACTTCCACACGCACGATTTCAATTGCGAGTAATTCTTATACTTACTCAGCACGGACGCACGGACGCATCCGCTTTCGTTCTCTTTTTGCGGTATGGAATTTTCTATCCACCAGAACTGATCGTTCATTCTTAATCTTTTATATATGAGGAAACCCCCAAAGGGGTTTTCTCTATTTGTTTTGTTTGGGATATGTGGTACATCTAGTACCTATGAAGGGTACTACTAGTGCCATAGTATGGTACTACTAGTGCCATTAAAACGGAAGATTGTGCAACCAGGATCGAAGGAAACACCCGATCGTTGGGGGTAGAATTAGGGTATTTCTCATTCATTTTTAAGGAGAGAACAAACCCGATTGCACAATCTAATTTTAACATTGTTACTTATGATTCCCGAAGGCTAATTGATGGATAATATTCTCAATCGATTTAAGAGTTTTCTTATCCTCAGTTGTTGGCTTGGCCTTTTTAATTATTGGTTTACCCATCTCTGCCAGGGAATTAATGACAAGCTGCATTTCTTTATCGCTTACGTTTATCTTTACTAACATCTTTTTTATCCTTTGTTGGTTTCTTTTTGTTAAATATCCTATCGAAGTTATCTCGGTATTCCTTGCTATAAATTAAATCTCTGGGTTTATCTCCCTTTCCACTCATTAGTTCACCCTCGTATTAATACCATTAAGTTTTCGCTTAACAATCTCATTGAGAATTTTAAGTTTAACTTTTGGTTTGGTAGAGGCCGAGACCAACAAATCTTTTAACTGGCTATTCATTAACTGCTTAACATAAAAATGTTCAGTCCTGGTTTTACCAGTATTCTTATCTCTGGTCTTTTGGCTTTTCTTATACTTCATTGGCATTTTTACCTCCTGGTAATTGTTTAGTGTCAAACCATCCACTCGGGTAGTTAATCATTTTTCCACCCCATTTATTAAAAAAACGAGGCTCTGAGATGCCCTCTAAGGCATTTTCTTTACCCGGTCCATGCTTTGCCCTTAACGAAGTTATCACGTTTCCGGGCATTTTTGATTCTCTGGTAATTTGGTTATACATCTAAAAATCAAAGTTAATTTTGTCTTTTTTATACACTTCCAGGACTGCCTCACGCCTTAACAATGTCATGGGATTTGTATCCATTTCATTTGAGTTAGCTTTCACCACCTGGAAATTTACAACCCTGGTTCTATCAAACTCTAACCCCTCATCCGCACAAATATTTTCCGCAGTTTTCTCATCAGTAATAGAAATTGTGGCGGCCATTCTATGACCATCAACGATTGCCGCGGATCCTCTGATACTTGCCCTGGAATCGAAACTTGATTCCTGAGTTTGCAATCCGGCCTTGCTCATGTGATGAATGGATAAAACAGAACACTCAAATTTTGATGCGATAGAAGAACAAAATTGACAATACAACTGAGCCGCTTCTTGACTGGTAGTAATAGGTGCCGCAACAAAAGATTGTATTGGATCGATCACCACCAGAGATAGATCTGGAATGGTAGATATCTCATTGATAAGTTCGTGGGCCTCGGGCGTTAGATCTAAACCCCTGGCATCATCCTTTAACAATATTAATGGTTTAGGTGCATCTGGAACTGTATAAGCAAAAACGTCATACACAGCGTCATACCTTTTATCACCAATATCCAAGGCCTTAACACGCCTAAAGACTTCGTTTCTATCATCCTCTGCCATTAACATAAGAACATTACCGGCATTTTTAATAGGTTTATCTAACCAAGTGCCTTGCCCCTGGGAAACTTTGATAGCCAAATCCAGGGCCAACATACTTTTACCAACACCACCGACTGCCGCCAACAAACTAGGTTTAGATTTCTCTAACAATCCTTCTACTAACCAAGATCTGGGCGGTGGATCTCCCTTTAATTGTTTAATAGAGAAACTTCTAACGCCTAAACCCTGATCGCTAATCTCTAACTTAACCGCATCCAGGCCTTGTTTAACTGCCAAATCATTAAAATCACCTTCAATAGATGGGATTCTTACCAGGCAATTATAGTATCTGGTCGCAATCTCTTCTGCTTTCTTCCGGCCAATGTCTGTTTTATCGTTATCGAAGGCCAAATAAATCCTGGCATCTGTCTTTTTCCTTATGTTTTCTACCGCATCATTACCAAAGTTAGCCGAAAAAACACAAGCCACGGGCATCTGCGTTGCATCCCATACACTAACACCGGTAGCCATGCCCTCAACCACGACCAGAGATTCAATTTTTGACAGAGAATTAAAGTCAGTTCCTATTAGAAAGATGTTTCCCTTAACTTGTCCGGCTGATACAAACCTTTTGGATCCATCTTCCTGGATAAACTGCAATGATCTAATCTCACCATCTACATTGTAGATAGGCACGACCAAAGATTTATTGTGTAGTTTTAAAGAATAACTTTTGATTTGTTTAGCTTCCAGGTAAGGATGCTTTATAACCTCTGAATAAGTGTTAAACCTTGCCTGACAATCTTTTGCAACTTCCTCATACCTTTGCAGCTTTTGTTTCTTAGCCTCTTCCTGGGCCTGTTGCATCTTTAATTGTAAGTCTTGCCTTTCATTTGGACTAAGTGTATTGATCTGGACAGAACTCCATTTGTATTCCGCCCCCGTTCTCCAATTTCCGTAAGTTGCGAATATGTGATTATGAACAACATTAATAACATACCACCCTGATTTTTCATTACCTTTATCCGGCCTCACTCCGGGGGTTGCTTGTACTGAGATCCTTACCAGATCACCGCTTGTATTTAAAAAGCCAACATTCAATCCTATGGTCTGCATTTCTGCAATAAGATCCTGTTCATTGCCCTTGTTTTTTTCTAAGTAACTCTTATCTTTATTCAGTCCGTGCTTTATCTTGTATTTCGTAAGATCCATCTACCCCATTCCTTGCCCTTTCATTGGCATATTTTAAATATTCCCTGGTATAACTCTCAAAAAAACTAACCCTATCGTCCTCACTCCAATCACGAAACGACCAGCTTTTATTTTTAACAGAAAATTCTTTATATCTTTCTTTCAGCTTGGATTTTGCATGAAGAACACCAGCAACAGATACTTGTGCCACCTTTGGCGATCTATTACCTTTCTTTATTTCTTCTTGATGTTCCATACTACAGGCCCCAAACCATTTACCATCTACTTCGACCAGAAGAGGCCCCACCGGATCGCCACAGCAACCGCATAGTGAAGGCCTATCTGATTTTAAAAAGTTAAAATGGGATGTTGTCTTCCGCTTCGCTGTTGGAAACAGGCTCATCCGCTTTTACTTCTTTTGTTGACTGAGGTGCTAACCACCCCTTACCTTTCATATCATCGATAGCAATGTATCCTTTTGCATCTTTGATTGCGTGAGCTCTGACCCTTGAACCAACCAGGGCAGAACTATCGTCTGGGAAACCACCTGGAAATCCACAAGTCAATGCAAGTCCATGCAATGACGATAAACCCAGATTAATAGCACCCTCACTTGTATCGTGGTCTACTGTAAAAGCATGACCAATCATAAAGTTAGGTTTATCAACGACTCTAAAAAGAACCTTCAGTGCTACCCATCCATTTTTACCCTGGATTTCCTCATCAGAAACATACTCAAAATCGTATGTTCCCGGTTCGAGTTCTTCCAAAATACTACTTTCGGCTTGTGCCTTATACTTACTTAAATCCATAATGATGTACTCCTTATACTGGATCGTAGCTGTGATAGTCCGAGATGTATTCCACGAACTCTTCACAGTCTTGGTTAATACTAATAAGTTGATGTAAACCATCGATAGGCAAATCGTTATGGTCAGGATCTAGGCTTTCAATCAAAGGATTTAATAGCTTTTGAATCTTACCAACAATACGTTTTGTTCTGTCAATGTCATTCAACTTACTCACTTTTGCCTTCCCCCAACATAGCCTTTCTAATCTCAGGCCATGAGAATGGAAGAACATCCGGTAATGCGTACCTATTTTTTGCAAGATAGGCAGGTTTTTCACGACAGTAAGCAACCACATCTCCGGCCACCGCTTTTGTTGTCATTGTTCCACCCTTCCCTTGGACTTTAACAGTACCAAGTTTATAGTTTGCAAAGAAACAACAATCGCTGTGTTCTAAAATCAAATCTGCGGCCTTGCGGTGCAGTTTCAATTCATGTCTATCAAAAGCCTCTATCTCTGGAGACTCAAATCTTTTAATCTGATTGTGTGCAATCTGCAAAATAATCATGCCCTTGTCTTCACGCAAAATATTGAGAAGATCTATGTATTGACGCCAATATCTCAGCACTTCTACATATCCTTTACCATATCCAGGTTGTTCAATAGACTTCCATCCATTGTCTTGACAGGCTTTATCCCATATCAATGGCTCTAACCAATCCAATGAATCAATCACCACAGTTTTAAATTCGTGGTCTTCATCAATAAGACTTTGTAAATGACCCATGACTTCATCAAAAGATTTACATAAATCAAATTGAGGTGCATCAATCGTACCCATACCATCTTCTGTTAATACAAAAATTGGATTTGGCATCTGTGAACCAAAGTAAGTTTTACCTACCCCGGCCCCACCATAAGCAACAATTCTTGGCGGTTTCTTTTTAGATTTAGTTCTTATATCAGCTAACGACATTTTTACCCCCTTCAAGTAAGTTTTTTAATTCGCTTTTATTAAAATCCAACAAAATGTTAAGTCTTCTTATATCTTTTATAAGACGATCTCTTTGTTGTAAATCAGCTTTCCATTCACTATATATAATAGTAGCCTCGACAGATAAGTCAGACTCCTTATACTCCTTACCGCCTTCCTCGAAGACGATCACTGGTTCATTAGACATTATTTTTCTCCCTTATTGAGTTTAAAAGTTTCACAAAGACTGCGTCCATTACAGAATTTGCAATGATCCCCAAATACATATTTAGGGTTTTCTTCCATACAGGCATCCGCCCGTGGTTTCAGAAAATCGTATCCCCAGTTAGCAAGATTCTCTCCGGTGGTTTCCCATGTCTTAACCGCCCGTTCTTTCTTCACTCCCCTGGGTTGAACTATCGTTAGTTCCATAATTGTTTCAGCGTTCCCGTACCTGGTTAATGCACCAAGGCCATAGATCATTAGCTGTTTGTTGTGATCTGGTGCTACTTGCCATCTACCAGACTTTAAATCTATTACACAGATACGACCTTCTGATAATATGATTGCATCAGCAGTACCCCAAATGTTTTCACTTATCTCTTCCATTGAGACTTGCTCTTCAATAAGCAACTTACCATTCAATTCTTTTGTTCTTTTTTCTACATACTCTGTGTAGGTTCTAGCACAATCAATCATTTCTTGATCTATCTCTATCTCAAAATCTTCAACCATTTCAACTTTACCAAGCCAATAATCTTCTAAAGATATGTCTCCATCTAAGTGTCCTTTCATTAAGATCTCACTCATCTGGTGAACCAAGGTACCAGTGACAGCCGGGATGCTTGTTGTATACCCGACCTGTGATGCAAGTTTAGGCATACCAGGGCAGACAGTCCATTTGTCTGAGGCAGAGGGTGATAATAGTGCGTGTTTACTAGGCATTGTTGGAAATGTAAGACTCTTCTTCTATTCTTTTAACATCATCAAGATCGTAAAGAATTGTTCCTGTTATCTTCCAATAACCAGGCCCCATCTTTTTTGATCTTCTGTTGTCTATAGTTTTTTTGCTTACGCCCCATCTCTTTGATAGTTCGTCAGCGTCTATAGTGTTACCAATGTCAAATTGTTTTAAGTCTTTAATTTCCATACATTTCCCTTTTCTCAGATTTCACCTATAATACCTCAATATTACTAATAATGGTAATATTTATAAAAAAAAGTAAGGAGTATTTTTATGTCAATAGACAAAGCTACGCCACAGGATTGGGATCAAGCAAGAGATCGCTTGGCTTCCAACAACCAGGTAGGTGGAGATCACTACAATAAGGGAACTAATATTGAGCCAATAGACTATATTGTTGCGAATAATATTGGTTGGTGTTTGGGGAATGTAATTAAACTTGTGACCAGAGATAAGCACGATACAGTCGAAGATCTTATGAAGGCCAAGCATTACATAGATCTGGAACTTGAAAAAGTTTACGGGTTAGATAGTGATGGAAATAAAATTCCAGAGGAGCTATTAAAGAAATCCTTATAGGAGTATGGCAATGAACTTATCTGATTTTGATGATCCAATTGTTAATGAGAGAAACAACAACAGTGCTTTGTATATTAATAAACACATCGCACGTTCTCTGATTGATTTTGCTGAGTCAACTCATAAAGATCCGCAAATGTTAGCAGAGTATTTTCTTTCGTTAGGAATTAACTCTGTTAAACATTACAAGGATCAGAAAGTTAAATTTGATATTGAAAATATCTAGCTAAGATCTTTCAATATATCTTTGATGTTTTTAACAGCATCATTGTTCTTCATGTGTTCATCCACAATAGTTAGTTGAGCCTGTTCTAAAGGCCTAGAAAAGACCACATTTCTGTGTGGTACTGCCACAAACGCAAACACATCTATCTCACCTTTCTTGTACTTTCTGTGTGCTAGTCTTTGACCCTTACGCATATCAAATCGCCAATTGCCTCTAGCCTTTTCTATTTTGGATTGAGTTTTAACCTGGCACTTATATAGCTTTAGGTTGTGTTCAAAGATAATGTCTGCGGATGCGTTGTGTGGAACGATGCTTACTGTATCAGAGACTTGAGACAAGATTGCTGCTGCGAGGTATTCACCAAAACGACCAACTCGTTCTGTTGCTTGGGGCATTTTATTCTAGTAAATCAGTCCTGATTGTTTCCCATTTAACACCAGCCTCATTAAGCAATTTTTTAATATATTTTGGCTGTCTATTAAAAGATGCTTTTTGAAATTCAATTTCATTAATTCTATTTTCTTTTATGTAATCGTTAGCCGCCCCTCTAATTTCTTTTAAAACAGTTCTAAGTGCCAACTCTTTTTTTGCATTACTTAACTTTAAATATCCCTCACTTTTAACAAGTGGAGAAATACCAGATTCAACGAATGGCCCGATATATTTTGCCCTGGTTTGATCCACTTTTTCGTTTCCAGAATATGGCAAAATATCACGCATTTTAAAACCAAGCCTATCAAACTCTCTTTCAGCATCATTTTTTTCTTCTCTTACTGTTATACCAGTTAGCTGTCTTGTTAAAGGCCCATATATTTCTTGGTCGGTAAAAGGTACTGTTACAAAATCAGGCCTTCCTGGTGTAGCTTTTCTTGTTGGGGATTCCACTTCCGGGAACCTTTCTCTTGCGATAGGAATATTCATTAAAAGTTTATTACCAAGATCCGGGAAAAACTCACCCTCTCTTTCAGGTCTTCTAAATTCTTGCTCTTGATCTAAAAAATCATTAAACATTCTAAGAGGCGTTGCAAAACCACCAAGCACATCCGCCACAAAATCGGACATATATCTATTAATTTTTTCCTGGGTATCTAATCCAGCTAGACCATTTAAAAGGTTGTTTACAAAACCTAGTGCCGCACCCGCCCTGAATTGCGCTCCGGTTAATGCCTGTAATATGTCTTTAGCATCACCCCAATTTCTTCCTGATTCTAATCTAGCAATAACGTCTGCAACAAACATATAAGGTGTTAAAGGAAAGTATGGTCGCATATCAATCGTCTTGCCTTTAGATGTTTGTAATTCATACCATTTTTGATCTTCCGGCCCTCTCCTTTTTGCTTCAATCGTTGCAAGAAGTAATGTGGTTCCAACGATTGCTTGACTCATAGCAGAGGTGTCTCCAGAAGCAATTTTTTTAATTTCCTTTGGTCTTAAAAGCAAACCAAAACCAATTGGACTATGTTTAAACTGAAACTCTACCGCATTAGCCATGAATCTTGCAAAAGGCAAAACTCCGGTTGTGATAAATGGTATGGAGTTAGATATTTCAACAAACTTCTTGAGAAATGAATTATCTGGAGTCTTAGCGTAAGTGAAATACAAAGCATCATCTACTGCTTTTGATATATCGTCAGCAGAAATATAATCTAATAGATCGTCTCCAATACCAATTTTGTTTATGTCTATGCCTTTTTCTGCCAAAGTGTTTTGTATTGATGTTGCAAACATACCCCTTCGAAAATAAAACTCTTGTAATCTATTTAGATAGTTAAGGCCATCTACTGCTTTTTGTGCACCCTTGAATACTTTTGCTTTAGATGAATCAGCAACTTCAGACGCATACTTGGTAAATAATTTATCACCCTCATTGACATAATACTTGGTCAAAAATTCAGTTAAATCCTTTGCCTTAGATTTGTTTTTAGTTAAATTCATAAACAATCTAAAAGATTTGGTGTGATCTACTATTTGTTCTTTTGAACCAAATGCTCTTCTTACAGGATTAAATGTTTGATTTAAGGCTCCATCAAATGCTTGAACCAAAGTGTTTAACATTACCCGGCCAATTTGTGCGGTGTTATTACGCATGGCTGTAGCAATTTGACTAACCAATAAACCCCTTCTGATATTATCAAGTGCTCTTATTGTGTCTGAGTAGTTATCAATAAAGTTAGAATAAAAACCCTCTTGCTTTTCAATATCACCAAGATCTTGACCAACTTTTTTTAATGATTGTTTTATTACAGAGAGTTGTTGCATCCTTCTAGCAGAATCACTGATACTTTCTTTAAAAAGACCACTTAGTTGATTTACAGTTAAGTTGTTCCTTGACAAAACTTCAGCAAACTTATCTCTATAAATTTTGTTTTCGTTTGCTAATAAAATCGCTTCCTTTATTTGGTCTGATATTAAAACTTTTGGATTTCTTGGTATGTCCAACTCATCCATAATTTGTGTTCCAACATCAATAACCTTTTGGTTCAAAGCAACTGTGGTGTCTTGTTGGAAGTCTGTGGTGCCAAGTATAGGTTCATCTGTTTGCCTAATAGCTTGTTCATAAGTTTCTATCGGTGCTTGATCCTTTATATATGCCGGTGGTATTTGTTGATCTTCTATTTCTTGCAAGACCTTTGCAACATCTTCATCACTCATACCCCTGGGATCTATGTCGTACTCATTAAGAAGTTCTTTTTTTGCCTGTATTTCATCAATCTGTTGATTGTAAATATCTAACTGCAACTGGTCATCTGGATGCGTTTTATCGGCAGCAATATCATCCCAGAAAGAATCTGCTTCACCGGCCGTTGTTCCCCGATCTCCTCTTATTGTTGCCCCCTCGTAAAAACCATCATCTTGCATACGACTAATTACACCATCAGCACCAATACCTGTTGATCCTTTTGGAGCTTTATAAGCTGCTGGTATTTGACCACTTTTACCCTCTATAGATTGTAAGAAATCACCCATCTCACCAGAGTCTTTGCCGATAGCTTTTTTAAGATATTGTCTGGCTGTTCTTAGTTTTGGCTTAGGTGGTATTTTTAAACTTTCAGGAAATGCTTTGCTTTTAGGTTTGGGTTTTGGAGCTTCTATTTCCGGTTGTTTTAGTTTAATTTCTGCAACCGCCTCACTTGCAAACATTTTTGCATCATCAAGATTGGTAAAATCTCTTTCAATAATTACATCCTCTTTTAAATTGATAAGATCCTCATCGGACAATCTATTTGTCCTGGCTATGTTAGATAAAGTTAGATCATCGTATGCATCTTTTAAAGAAAGATTTTGTATCAGGTTAAATCTAGGTTCACCAGTTTGACCATCATCGATTTTAATTATTTTAAATTTTGGGTAAGAAACATCTGGAGCATCAACATTGTAAACTTCTTTTATATATCCTTGCGGATCATTTATAACCAGATCTCCTAAAGTTCCAGGTTTTATATTTATTTCTTTTGTGTCAACCACAGGATCTTGAAGTTTTGCAGTTTTATACTTTTCTTGATCTTTTATGTTTTTTTCTATTTGCTTTGATCTTTTAATTGGATCCTTTGTTTCTATCGGATCTGCCCAGGGATCGTATGTTTCAGCTTGTCTTGCTTTTTGCGGATCCAAACCTAATTCAACAAGCTGTTTATCTACGTTATCTTCAAACCCAACAACTTTCTTACCTTTTACCCTTCCAGCTACAGCACCAACAGTTCCGCCCAAAGTTCCACCCAATACAGTTCCTAGTGTTGCGGCTTTTGCACCCTGGCCAACATCATAACCCTCTTGTTGACCAGCCTGTATTCTTGCTGACTGCCTTAAAGCATCATCAACAACTGTATAAGTTGCACCCTCTAAGGCTCCAATGGTTCCACCAACCTTTAATCCAGACTTAACCATTTCTCTTATAGATCTTTTAGCGGCAGCTTTTGCTGTTTCTCTTGCGGCCAATCCAGCACCAAAAGTTCCTATTCCAACATAAGTGCTTGGATCAGATAAAACACCAGCAGCGAATCTTCCGGTACCAGCAAGACTAATTTTCTTTTGATCGTACTTATCCATCAAAGTAACAAAATCATTTTTTTGATCTTCAGAGGCAGACCTTAAATCTAAAACCTCTTTGCCCATTTTAGGTATGTTGTAATTAAACCAACCCATGTATCTAAGAGCATAGTCAGCATACTGTTCATCTGAGTTTAATTTTTTAGGCTCTTTGTTTTTAAAACCAAAAGTTCTGCCTTCATTCCATTTATAAATATTTTTTGCGGCTCTAATAAATTCAGGATCTTGTTTTAATTCTGCTTCCGGAATATCACCAAAAAAAGATGGATTTTCTTTACTTGTTTGAGGTAAGACAAAGTTTGCCGAAGTATTAGCCTGTATTGGGTCTGGCAATACAAATTCGTTATTTGTATTTGATGGTTCTTTTTTAGGCGGGGGCGGAACTATAAATTCGGCCATGTTTTATCCCTCGGCTATAATACCCTGAGATATTAAATTTTTAATAACTTCTTCTCTAGAGAGGCTGGGGTTTGCTGAAACCGCACTGACAATGACATCATTTGCTGATTGTCCTGAATATAAATCGTTTGTTATAGTATATTTCTTTGGGACAACAGGCGGTGGAGTTGCTCCTTTGCCACCTATTTCTTTGGCTAACAACTCCATAAACGGATTAATACTTCCGCCTCTAACATAGTTGTCATAAATATTTTTTTCGTATGGAGACAATAACTCTACATCACCATCAGCCATTTTTAATTTTTGTAAAACTTTAGCCTCTTCCATTTTAACCATTTCGTTAGGGGTTAATCCCTTTTTAGGCTTCTGCGTTTCTAGGAAAAAAGCAGCCTTTTCTTTTAAACTTAAAGCCTTTAACAATCTCTTTTGACTTTCAGGCAAGTTAGACTCATCAATCGCTTTGTTAATTTCAGCCTCGCTCTGTGCGTTTGCTTGTTTTAATTCTTTTGTTTCTTGCATCTGCGATGCAACCTGCAATCTTTTAGGATCACCAGATAGCCTTGCATTTTCAATGTTAAGAATGTCTGCTAGTTTTTGAAATGAATTTGCCATGATTATACGTCAAATAAAGTATCGCCATCTGTTAATCTATCGTACTCTGCTCCAGCTCTATTTTGTTGATATCCAGTGTAAGCACTCTGCATAAATGGTGAGCCTAGGATATTCATTGCAGATGTTACGCCCTCTAAACCAGATGGTTGATAACCTTGTGTGCTTCCAAATTGAGGTTGACCACTAAGGCCTTGTGCCAGTAAACCAAGTTGTTGTTTTGGATAATCTAATGCTCTGCCAAATTCTTGATAAGGAACATCTAATGCTCGTTGTTGGAACAGTTGTTGTTGGCCACCGATACCACCAAGCAATCCAAGGCTTCTGTATTGTTCGCCAAGTAAATTTTGTTGGATACCGGCCTGGAACTGTCTGTCTCGCATCTGTCTTTCAATGTCTGATTCTGCGGCTCTTTGTGCCTGTTCAAAACCAGCTTGTCTTAATGCGGACGATGTTCTTGCTTGTTGTTCTATGTATGGTCTGGTTGCTTCAGTTTCAAGTAAAGCTGATCGAGAACCACCAAATGCACCAGCTTTAATTGCTCTTGATTGTGCTAGTTGCTGTGCAATATCAGATTGTCTCTGAATATCAGCCATGGTTTGATCGATCACTTGTTGTTGATAAGGTGATTGATATGCACCAATATCTGCCTGTAATAAACCTGGTGTTGGTTGTTGGCCTAACTGACTTAATGTTCCTAGCGGATCGTATTGTTGACCAGCCTCAAACATACCACGAGTTGATTCAAATGCTCTGAGTTGATCCGGAGAAAATCCAGCAATCCTTTTACCTGTGTAGGGTACAAATGGTTGTGCCGCTATGCCTTGAGATCTTCTATAAAGATCTTCATACATGGCCTGTTGAGCCGGATCCATTTGTGTGGTTTGCTTACCTGTTTCAGGATCAAATGCAGATTTAGCTGCTGCACCTGCACCAACTACTGCTGCGATTGTCATTGGATCTGCCATATATTTATCCTATAATTCTTTGCTTATCATGTATTCTTGCTTGAATCCAAGATGTTTTACTTTTCTTAACCAACCTTTACGACCACTTCCAGTAATTTTATCTATACCTATTTCTCTTGCGTGGTTTTCTATGCTTTTATAAATCTCTTCCACTTCTTCGTATTTACCAGCTATGCAGAGAATATGTAATACTTTCTTATTAGGAAAAACTACAAATTCTGTAACTATAGCTGTTTCTTTTCCTGGCCATAATAGGGCGATTCCATTTTCTATTTTAGCCTCTACATCGTCAATTGTATAGGAATCTTGATATTTGATTGCTTTCTCGACAAGAGGTTTGCACTTATCCCATTGAATTTCCCAGTCTTCTGGTTCTTTCTTTATTGGTGTGACTTTATTAATCGCCTTTTCCATACTCTACAATACTTGCGGTTACATGAATGTTTGCGTGTGATACTTGTATTTTAAGTATTTCACCTGCGGTTAGAATTAAATCTTTTGCTAACATCTCATCGGTTGCGTGTGCTGATATGTTGTGTTGTTTAAAAATTGAAAAAGAAGCAGAGCTAGTATCAACAATGGTTAAATCAACATTTGTTTGTTGATTACCATGATCGCAAACCAAAATAGACTCAATGATAGCAAAATCAAAATCACCGCCTGTGGGTGCTGTATAAACAGTTGTAAGATTGGTTGTGCTTACATTAACCTTGGCATTAACAGCTCTTTGTAGGTACTGATCTTTTGATGCTAAATGCATTATCTTTTACCTCTGTTCTTAACATCCAAGCGGATATTACCCACTTGGAAGTCTTGGTCTGTGCTACCTGTTACAGTCATTTGTACTTGTCTTGCTGTAAACCTCGCGTCTGTGTAGCCATCACTTTCAAAGGTAAATGATCCAAAGTCCGTTGTAGGGCCTAGTGGAGTGAATTTACCTTTGAAACTAAGGGTGACACCTGGAAGTGTGTTAGCCTCTTCGTCTGGTAATATTTGATTGCATTGCACATAGTTATCACCATTGCCTATTTGTATAGGGCCTGTCTCACAAAATGGTACTTGTGAGTTTAGATTAGGTGAATTATCTAATGTAGTTGATTCATGTTCATACACAAAACCTTGAGAGTCACCTGCTATCGGATATGTAAATGCACCCTGGTCAACCCAAGCACCTCTGTCCATAGATCCTATAGACCAAACATTTGAGTTGTAATTCCATATAACATATTTGTTGGAAGTGTATTGTGAGTCACCGCTTGGGAATCCCCACCATATCTCATTAAAGTTAGAGTTGTGTCCACCCCAACAAGCACCTCTGCCTGGTACATTAATGTTATCAAACACATAATCATGCACTTCACATGGTAGCTCTCTTACAGAACCATCGTAAACATAAAAAGCGTTTTCACCCATCCATGCTAAAAAGTTACCTGTTGATACAACTGTTCTGGAACTGATTGATTTACAGTTAGTACCAGCATCGGCAATACCATAAACGAATGGTGATCCTGCGTAGAACATTCTGTTAATACCAGTATCACTAAAAATGATAACATCAGATCTATATTTAACACCAAACAAGGCTCTACCGCCTGTTGGTATTTGCAAGTCTCCTGCTGTGTTTGTAGCCTTCGATGTCCAGTTGTTACGATCCTCTCTGTTTGACCAAGCAACCTTTCTGGGGTCACTAGCCGAGCCTATAGCCACTAAATGTCGTTCATTGGTGACTAAGGTTGATAAGTTACCTACGGGTGCGTTGGTTACTGGAGTTGCTATGGTATCTGCTGTGCCGCCTGAGTTTGGTTGCCATTTATAGATCTTGCCATCTTTAGAAAAGGTAAAGACTAAATCCTCACCCCAGTTGTCAAAAGAAAAATAACCAGCTTGTAGAACTAAACCTGATTGACTCCTGGCATCACCATAATCTTCTTCGCCATAAATATAAGCACCAAAGCCTAATGGATCATCACTGGCATCATTAACAAAGCCTGATGGAGTTATATCATCCCAAACATTTTTATACAAAACATATACTTTTTTTCTTGTACCAACCGCTAGTATATTTTCACCAGTATTATCTTTGTAACTATAAAGACCAATGATAGCTCCGTCTAATGCGGCAGCTTTTAGTTTATCCCACCCACCAATAGGTTTGAGGTAGCCGTTTTCAAAACGCACTAAATCGCCATCGACCCAACGCCCTTTATTGGCGTAGTCTGTGCCGTTTTTTACGATCCCTGCGGGGGGTGTTATTGGGAATAATGCCATAGCCTTATTGTATAAGACCTCGCTTTATTAGTCATTAACTAGATGGTGGTATTGGCCATTCTCCCAATGGTCTAACAGGTGGTTCAGCATCATTGTATGTATACAAAGCTGCTAATTCATCCACTGTTGTTACTGCACTAATTTTGCTAACCATATCTGTTGCGGTAGATCTAACATCGGTTCTGTAAGTTGTCCAATCAGCAGGAATCGCTGTTCCAGCTTCTTGGTTTCTAACCACATACCAGTCGTTTGGTTGTAAGTAACCATAGGCCTGTTGGTCTACAACAGTAATATCATTTGATTTAAGTCCTGGAGTTACAACGCCTGTATCTGGGTCTGTTGTATCGTCTAGTTGTTTTGCTGTGGCTGTACCATAAGACGCGGTGACAACATCATTAGCGAAGTCAAAAGATTGATTCGTGTTGATGTAATAACTTGGATCTTTATAGTTGCTGTTATCGACAACAACCTCATAAATACCTATGGCTTCAAGCTCCTCGCTTGACCACAGCATAAAGATATTGGACGGATAGTTTACATCCCCAATGGTGATTGCTTTAGGTCTTGTATAGACCTGTGTTACTGAATTGTTTTCTACTAATGCCCACATATTGAAATTATACTCCTATCTTGCTGTTGTTGGAA